GTCTGTTTTCGCATGGTGGAGCAATACACGATACGATTGCATCAGTGGAAAGAATGTATGTTTGAACTAATAACAATCTTTAACTATAAAAAAGTTATACTAATTAAAGAATTAATTATATTTGCAACAAATTAAATAAACACTATGATTGAAAATGAAGTAATAGTCAGTAAACTCCAATCGGAGGGGATTGATGAAAAACTCGCAGGGGGTATTCAATTTGAAACAGTGGAGGCGTTAGATGCGTGGGTTGGTATAGCCAAAACATTCACAACGAAACCAAGGGGCATAGAAGAATACAACGCAGACGAGTTGAAGAAATTAGCAGACGAAGGTAAGGTGAAAGGTTTGCAGGCTCTTCTTGATAAAACGAGATCAGAAGCAAAAGGGAAACCGACTGAACCAGCTAAGCCAGCAACAGAGGTTTCGCCCGAATTAAAAGCGATACAAGACGCTTTGGCTTTGATTACTACCGATTTGAAAGAGTCGAAAGAGTCAACTAAAAAAGCTCAATTTGACGCTTATGTTGAAACAAAGACTAAAGGATTTGACCCGTTAGAAGTAACCATGCTTAAAAGCTCATTGCCAATTACTGCTACAAACGCAGAAATTGATGCTGCTGCTGATAAATATCGTCAATTAATGGTTAGTCGAGGTCTTAAATCTTATGCAACGAGTTCGAGTTCAAGTAATCCTGCTGGTAAATTAGACGCTGATTTTTCAAGCGCAGTAAAAAGTTTTGTGACTGATAAAACAACTAAAAAATAAAAACTATGCCCTATTTTGTAAAAAATACCGCTCCTGCACCCGACCCACATATTTGGGACGAATTGCTTACCCATTCTGATGGTTTAGGTGGTGGTGTATTAGATGTGACCGAACTGGACGCAACTAAAAATGGTGGTTACCTATTAAAAGGTGCTCCATTGTATTTGGACTACGCAACGAAGAAAGCCCATGTTATTAAGGCTGCAACCGTTCTTGCCAGTGGTACTACTACTGCTCCAAGAGTGAGTAAAAACCACTTGTTTAAAGTTGGTGATGTAGGTTTCGTATCTGGAGATGCTGTTACTATAACTGCTATCGATACTACGAATGCTGCCTACGATGTAATTACATTTAGTGCTGCTAATGCTGGGGCTACTGTTGGAGCTGTCATCGTTAACGGTGCTGCTGCTGGAGCTACTCCTGCTGCTGCATATACCGCAAATTGTTTGCTTAGTAATTCTACTAAGATAATTGCAGGCGAAACAGTAACGTGTATTTATAAGATTGATCAATGGGTTCCAAAAGCACGCATTCCTCATGTTATTTCCGATTTGACTGTAACTGCTTTAAACCCTAATATTATACTGAAATGATAAGCTTCAACGAACTTATACAAGACCCTACGCAATTCCAAGATTTTGTGAGGGAATTAGCACCAGCATTTAAGACTCCTAAGTTCCCTATGTACACAGAAGATGTATATTCGGAAACTCGTGAGTGGAAAGCGGTTGCTGCATTGAACGGACGAGTACCAATGGCATCATTGATTGAACCATCTTCGGGTAAGCCAATTATCGGGACTGAAAAACCGCTTGACATGTACGGTGATATGCCTACATTCGGTAATAAAGTTACTTTCACTGCAAAGGAATTTACCAAAATTGGTCAATTGGAACGTGGTATTGCCAATAACATGGTACAACCACAACAACTGATTAAATTCCTTTTTAATTATTTTGAAAGGTTGTCAGTAGGCCCACTTATCTCACAAGATAAATTATTCTTCGAGGCATTTTCTAACGGTACATCAACAATTTTAGCAGCCGACAACTTATCGGGTTTAGGTATGTCTATTGATTGGGGAATTGATAAATCTAATGTCGGTATCACTTGGGCTACTGCTGCAACTGCAAACGGATTGGAAGATTTGAAAACTCTTTATTGGAGAATGTATAACACTTATGGTGTAATTGTAGATAACTTCACTATGAACCGTAAAACATGGTCACTATTGCAGGCTCAGGCTTCTACCAAGGCTGCTATGACAAGTTATTTCTCTGATGGTTCGACTACTACTAAATATATGGGTACTCCTTCTTTGGAAGCTGTAAACAAAATTTTAGTTGATGGTATGATGTTACCTACGATTACTATCGAAGATACAATGGTATCTAAATATAATACCGATGGTACAACCGCAGCAGCGGCAACAGCAGCATTTATTGATGGTCGTGTTACTGCTCACGTAGGAACTACAATCGCTCAATACTTGTGGACTCCTTCTGATGAACAACGTAGACCAGATTCAAATGTAATTTATCAAGATGTTAATCACGTCCTGTTGTCTACCCGTAGCGATAGAGGTAAGGTAACTATCGAAAGTGAATTATCTTCTATCTGTGTTCCAACTCTGATGAATCAAATGAGTATTTTAATTACTGATGCAACTGCATAATGACTAACATCCAAGCATATATGTCTTATAATCCTGACGTAACGGTAGCGACCCTTACGTTAGGCTTGTATGATATAGATGTGGAAGGGTCGCAGGATAATAAACCATCAATGGCTTTGGGTATGATTGGAAAGGCTGTTTCGGGAGATTACAAACAGGGGAGTACATCAGAAACTACATCGAATCAATCAAGGTCATACCTGTATAATATGGGTAGGGCAATTTTAAATTCAGTAGGTATAGTTTATATCGAGCCTAATGTTGGAACTATCGTAACAGGAAGCTCATGGTAAGATACCCATTTTTAGCAACAATAAAAGGAGAACCTGTTTTAGATGAAAACGGTGATCCTATTAGCGAAGGAGTGGATATACCGTTTTTTGCAGATTATCAACCGACAATCGGTGGAGAAAAAGTGAACTACGCTGGGTCTTTTGTTGAAGTTAAGTATAAATTATTTGTTTCACCGACCTCGACTTTAGATTTTAAAATAGGCTCTGAGGTAACTTGTAATAATAGCGAGGGAGTTATTGTTTCAAATTTTCCAACAAGTTTAAATATAGAATTATGGGTCAAATGACGCAGAGGTGGACGTTACCACAAGTTGTTAGCAAACTTAATAAAAAAACTGAGGTTGCTTTTGATGAAGGTAAGTTAACTGATGCATTATTCGACATATGTCAAGAGATAGCTGCTAAGGCTCGTTCAGGACATACCTACATGAATATAAAAGGAGAGCTTGAATCATCGGTTGGGGTTGTAATTATTAAGGATAGAGAAGAGATTAAAAGATGGGATGTAAGCGCAGTTTCGGGCAAAGATCCCGCACTTGGTATTATGGACTTTCAAAATGCTCTTGAAAAATTTATCCTTGGTAAATCAGAATTACCTAATGGTATTCATATTCCTGAAATTGGACTTGTTGGGATTGTATTTGCAGCAGCACCATACGCAGGAACGGTAGAGTCAAGAGGAAAAACGGTTTTAGATTATTTTAAACCCGATGTAGGATATGTTTTTGATATTATAAAAACGGCAATTATATGACCAATACGATATTTGATGTACTTAATCAGCTAAAAACTTCTCTATCTTCTTTTCTTATTCCAATATATAAAGAGGTAAAGAAAGATGCTGAAACAGGAAAATGTTTTGTATTGACATATATTCCAATAAAGAAAACATCTCTTAGCAGTACCAATGATATAGTAATTTTACTTTATCTTCCTAAAATAGCAGGGATAGCAGATATGATTAGCGTGGAGAATTACTGTAAAACTATTTCAACTAAATTAAAAGCATTCTCGGCTACATCAGGACAAATAAACTTCAACGAAAACGTTGACCCTTTTACAGATAACTTAGACAGCAACTATACTGTCACAACTTTCAAAATAAGAACAATAAATTATTAATAACAAATAAAATTATGGCAGCAACAAGTGGTGTTATCAATATCGTAGAGTTTGTGTCTTGCGAATATGCAGATGTGGATGTAAGCTCGGCTACATTACCGACTACACTGGAGTCTATTACAGCGGATCAGTTGAAACAAGGGACTTTCAGTTTAGATATCCCCGAAGAATCGGTTACCTCGGATTATACGGAAGATGGAGAAACTTACAACGTAAGGACAACTCCAAGTGCTAAGAAAGCAGTGTTGGGATTAGCAGCCGCAACAGCAGCTACTATCGCTGATTTTACTCCTGCAACATTGACGGCAGGGACAGCAGGTACTACTCCTGATAAGTTAAAATTTGGAGCTTCGGCAGCAGCTTCAGCAGTAAATAAATATGTAAAAATTACAGGTAAAAACTCTGATGGTAAAACTATTATAGTTGAGCTATTCAACGCTAAACCTACCTATTCATGGTCAGGTGCTAACGGTAAGAGCACAGAACCACAACCATTTACGGTTACATTTAACGTAATGAGAAATCGTGGTTATGGGTTTTCTTATGCGATTAGTCCAGCATTTTAAAAAATAAATTTGCGTATCATTAAAAGGTGGAGGGGGATAGGAATATTCCCCTTTATTTTTAAAAACTAGTTATGGAAAATCAAACAATAGAAGAATTTTTACTACAAGATTCGGAGAATATACTTCGATTACCTTTTAAGTATAAGGATTGGCTAATTAGACCAGTTACAATGGCACAGATGATACAAATCCATCCGTATGTAGCAAAGATAACCAAAATAGATTTGGATGGCTTACAAGAGAGTATAGAGAATGGAAGAATGAGTGATTTTATTGAGTTCTTTGGTAAATATGGTTCAGATGTAAAGTATATAGTAGATATAATT